GTTTGGCCACAATATCAAATATTTTACCTATTCTTTTAAAAATAGCTCCTACCCATTTAAACCAATCAAGCTTATCTGCCCATTCTGTAATTTTATTTCCAAGATCTTTATTAAACCATCCCACGATCCATCCTATAATTTTATAAGGAATAGACATAACCACAGAAACAATTTGATTGAATATTTGACCTATTCCTTCCAACCATTTTCCTTCCCGAAAAGGTTTAAATATAGCGTCTATTCTATCTCGTATAGTTTCATAATTGAACAAATCCAAACCTATAAATTCAAGCAAATCAAAGAAATTTAAAAACGCAAAACTAATAGCTGTTGTGATTTTTTGAAACATGCTTTTACCTTCCATAAGTTTATCAGTAAACACAGAAACAAAAGCACCTATAGTTTCAGCTATTCCTATAATAACGTTAAGACCTGGAATAAATTTTCCTACAGATTTGAAAGCCTTTCCTATTTTACCAAAACTTTCAAAAAATTTAAAAATTTTAGGAAATGCTTCCATAAAAAGAAGTTTTCCTTTTCCAGCTTCTATGATTTTAGCTATTCTGCTTATTTTTGAAGAAAAAGATCCAAAAAATTCTCCAAAAATTTTTCCAATTTTACTTTCTTGTATGGTTTTAAGCATGGAAGAAAACTTTGTTTTTAATGCTTTAAGTATTTTAGCAAAGTCTGCTTCTTTTAAAAATTTTAAAAGTTTTGCGGCAGAAAGTTTTAAAAATTTAAGAAATTTTAAAAACGGAGATAGTCCAAATAAATATGCCAATGAACCCAACAATAAAGCAATTAATCCTTTTGCCAAACTTGTTTTTATTTTTTTAGCAAAATCGGGGGTGAAAATTAAATCTTTTAATTCTTTTTCTTTTACATCTTTTCTTGTAACTCTTTCTCTTTGTTTAGGGAAAATAACTTCTTTTAATATTAAAGCTATGGCTTTCCATCTTTGTTTTTCTGTTGACGAAAGAGTGGATTCTAGTTCGTCTTCTTTTATGGTTTTGCCGTCTTTATCCTTGGTATCAAAACTGGCAAGTTTATCTATTGCTTTGGAAAGAGACTGAAGAAGAGCTATAGACTCGTCATTGTTCACCTAAATATTTATTAAAAAATATTTTTTTACAGGTTAGAGAAAAACGATGTATCTAGGTTTATATCAATGGTTTGATCTTCAAATTTATAGGTAGTTAAATTATTTTCTAAATTTTTAACATTCGTTACAAAATTCATAACCTTTTGAACCAGAGTGGCTGTGAGGCTTTCGACTGTTCTAATTTTTTGGGCTATGGTTTGGTCTTTTAATGTCAAAATAATAGGTTCTTTATCGTTTATTTCCACACTGGTTATGTATTTTGCCAGTTCCAATATGTAAATTTCGCTTATAAGTTTTTGGGTTTTACTGTCATTTTCAAATTCGGCAGAACGATACTTCATATAAGAGTCCAAAAGCTGATTTTCATATTCTATTGTGGGTATTGAACAATTCAGAACAATTGGACCCTGTGAAAAAGAATCTTTATATTTTATTTCTATACTTTTATCAAAATCATTCAATAATTTCTGCAAATTCACCTCTACAGGTCCTTCCTCACGCTCTATTTTTTGAGTAGGGCCGAATGAATGAACACGAAGTCCGAGGATTACAAGCGCCCTGTCAGAAACCAAAAGATCCCGGTCTTCGCTATTTTCCAAAAGAATGTTGTTTACGGCTTTAGGATAGAGAAAAACCGCTTTCGAACCAGAAGAAGCTGCTTCAAGCAGGTCTTTTTGCTGTTTTGCGGTTAGTGGAGAAAATTTTTTATTCTCTCCTTTGCTTAAAACAAAGCAATCTAATTTTTCTGAAATTGAGTATTCTTTAAGCTTGCTGATTACTTTATCTAAATTTACTTCTGCCATAGAATTAATTAGCCTAATGTTCTATTTTTCAATACTATTCTTTTTTTGAACTTCTTCGGCCATCTCTAACTCCTTTTTGTAAAGATTAAGATGCAATTCTGCTTCATTAAGAGTCATATTTCCCAAATCTTGAAGTGAAAATCTGAGTCTTCTTATCAAAATATACTCTAATTCGTACATGTTCATTAAATTATAATTAAAAATAGCAGAAAGATACTGAACAATAGAGTCATTATAAGGGTTTAATTTTACATTTTTAAATGGATTAACATCAAATTCTTCAAAAAAAGATATTTTTTCTAAAATTTTAGTTATTTTTTGTATATATTTCATTATTTCGGCAGAAAATGAAGCATCCAAAGATGCAAGTATTCTTTCTTTTTCATAATTGGATATGTCACTGAAGTTTACTTTATCATTTCCAACTTTTATATGACGTATGTTTCTGGAAATAACATCATAATTCTCATCAGGAAGAAGATTGTGTGGCAATCCCATAAGCATTTCAAAGTTTTTATGGGATATGCATTCATCAGAGCAATCTTTTATTATGGATGAAAACTCTAGAATTCTATTTACGTTATGTTTATAAGTAACAAGTTCTCCTTTATCATTTCTAGATTCAAATTTTATGTGATCTCCATAACAATAAGCCCGCAACTGACACAAAATTGCCAGCATATCCAAAACATTATAAGTTTTCTTTTCTGAATTGTTATTTTTTATTATGCTTTGCAGAGATTTTGAAAAACCAAAAACATCATTGTTTTGTATGTATTTACTAAGAGTCTTACCTGTAAGAAAATCTATCTCATTAAAATGCTCATATTTTCCCGTTGAAGGTATGAGAACCTTGCAAAGAAATTTTTTCATAATTAAAAGAATCCGGCTATGTTATTGGGTAAATTTCCTGTTGTAAAGCTATTTCCTTGCTGGAAAGGAGAAACATTTGGTATGGTACCGGTACTAATGCGATTAATAATGTTAGGAAGCGCCAAATACAAATTGGAATGGACCGTGTAATTGGTATATGTCCAAAAAGTCTGGTATTTTTCATATTCTGTGTCTGGAGAATAGCTCAAACTTTGGTCGCTAAGACCGGTCGGAACACAATTATAAAATGTCCAAACTTTTCTGGGTATTTGACTTATTTTTTGATAAGATCTTGCATATTGAAGAATTGTTATGGTAGATTTTATGTTTTTTAGATCATTTTCTCCGCCTTCTCGGGCAACAAAACCATAATGACTGGCTAAAATAACCCAGGGACGAATCACCATATCCATGAAAGACGTGTTTGTTTCTCTGAACTCTATAATCAATGGCATGCCCGAATAACCGGTTCTTTCTGCAGCTATCAATCCCGGAACGAATCCCCGGTTATTTTTTATGGCAAGATTTTGAACATCAAATTTTTCATTTGGAATATTAACTCCTTGAGCAAAAAGACATCCTATGACTTTTTGATAAAAATAACTGGTCAATATTCCTTTAGCTTGGGATATGTCCCATCCTTTTCGGTCACCTCCTGTATATTCCAAATTTTGTATGATGTTGCTGGAAATGGAACGTGGATAAGGATCAATTAAAACCACCCACTGACTGTTAAGAGGTATAGAACTGAACCAACTTTCCATTTGCACAAGAAAATATTGTTGTGCACTAACCAGGGGAACTCCCGGTATATTAAAACCAAAAAGACTGCTTATTTGAGGAGCAAAAAGGGGATTTTGACCGTTGGCCAGACCCCTAATGTTGTCACTTAAACCACGAATGGCATCTGTTACAGGATTATTAATGCTATTAACCTCCCCTAATATTTAGGGGAATATATCAGCTTTGATAGGTGCGGCGGAAATATTGATAAGCAACGGTTACTGTGAACGTAACAAATTCACCGTTGTTGGTAAGATCATATTCCAAAGGACCGAGCTGACGAGGAGAAACGCCCACCAACTGATATTGGGCAACCCGGTTCAATTGATTGTCCAATTGAACAAGATCAATCACGGCTGTTTGTTTAGCAGCAAAATAGTTGCCAGTGCTGGTGATATCATCAAACACATCCCGGGTCCAATCCTGGAATTTTTGATAAAGTTGGCTGTTGCGGTCACAATAGAATTCCATTGAATACGCATCACTTCCGGTGTATTTGGCGCTGCCCGGAATGTGGAAATCCAATCCCATATAAGGAACAGTAACTTCTGTGATTTCCCGCCCAGGAACGCTTGCGGTACGAACGTAGACCAAATCATCTTCGTTCCAAACTTGAGTGCTGCTATCTCCAGCGTTAATATTGATTACACGAAAATTAAATTTACGCGTAAAATCGCGCTCAGTTACTACCCGGTAAAAATTTTGAATCGTCTGCTGTGTGTCGGCCATATATTATTATTTATTCCAGAGTTAACAAATACTTTAATTTATTTAGATCTGCAACGATTTCTTCCACAATGTTTTGAGCATCGGAGTCCTGTAACGGTAAAATTGGACATTCTTTATTTGTAAAAATTGCAAGATATTGATTTATTTTTTGCAAAATATTTTCCTGAGAATATGGTTCCAAAACAAGATTCAAAGGACGATATTCAAACGAACGATATCGGCCCAAAAGCGTTTCAACAAGCTTATCAAATGATTTAGCAAGATCTTTTCCGATTTTATCGAATGTTTCGTGTTGGGCAAAACTGAATGTTTGCCAATGAAATAGCTTTAGTTGGGCACTGCATTCCAAAGCAGCATGTATAACACCAGTGGGGTCATATCCTTGCTGTATTTTTATGATTTTTATCACTTTATTATTTATAATAAAACACCCCGCTTTCAAGGGCGGGGTGTTTCATAATTTTATATTATTCTATTAGGAAACCAGCTCTTGGAAGTCTTGTCCGGTCCTTGTAGCATAGAAGTTAACAAGGATGAACTCGGCTGCCCGCACAGGTTTGATGTATATATCAACCACTAATTCATTTTGGTCTATAACGTCTGGCGTATTGTTCCTTTCGTCACAGATGATCAGGTAGTCATATACTCCCTGTGTGTTCTTGGCCAATTCGAATATTGGTGTAAGAACGTTTATTACTTGCGTCCTTGTGAACAACGTATTCGGTTCGAACAAGAAGAACTTGACGGTGTTCCTTGTGGCCACTTCCAGATACAAGAAGAGACGGCGCACGTTGATACGATCAAACGCGCTGGGTTTCTTGAGAAGGGTCTTTTGTCCGAAGATCACAAAACCCTCGGCGGGGAAGAATGCCACTGGGTTTAGATTGATTTTGTAGAGTTGATCCCGATGTTTTTGTGTGGGATAGATCGGAAGATCGTTTACACCCAGAAGAACACCTCGTGTGAATCCTGCCGGAGCAAACCAGGGCTGGAAGTTATCATCTGTGTTTGCCATGGCAGACCCGGCAAATCCAGAGAACGGAACCCATGTTTGTTTGCCTAATCCGTCATCATACACCTTGGGGAAGGTGGCATAGGTACAGGCATAGCTGCTGTTCAGCAAGCCATACAAGTGACGCAACGGCCAATAAATGTGCTGATTAAAGTTTTTGGTTTCATCATCCAGAACCTTGCTGTTTTCACCTTGTACAAATATATTGCGCAGAGAATCTGCAATAAAAAGATGGTCTTTGCGAACATTTTGGGCGAAGTTAGTGAACACGCTGGCTACTGTGTTGTAATTTTCACGAATGGTGATTGCATTACCTTCGAGAGCTTCATTGTTTGTCTTATAAAAACCTTCCATATCCAACGGAATGGTATCATCAAATATATCTGCCCCACTCAAAACTTCCTGATTGTATTCAGATGCGGCAAATATTGTTCCAAGTCCTCCTTCCAAAGTGAGACTCAGGTTATAAAGATCGGGGTTTTCCAAAAGATCAAACACACGTTCAATTTTAGTGGGAACGCTACCAATCAACTTGGTGTTTGCCACGGTGCTGTCAAAAGCACCAAAGCTAACCAGATTATCAGATCTGCGTAAAATTCCGTCATTTAGCATTGCGCTGACCACTGCACTGGGGGCACCCACACGGGTTTCGTAAGTTGCTTTTGTATCGACAAATCCGTTATTATCATAAGGATTTGACAGGTTTGGTATAAGCATGCGTACTTTTTTGCTGGGATTTCCTGCACTATTAAGCCATGTTTGAGTGTTTCTGTTTGTGATGTAAGGATTAATGAACACGGTCATGTTGGGGCTGTCGTCTTCGCGAGTACCCAGATAAAATGTTTGCGCCGGACCTCCTGTTTCACTATTAATTTGACGCCAGTAATCCAAAGATCCCACATAACTTTCGCTAAGAATATAATCAAGACTGATTACATCCGGAGAAAACACACTCTGACGCAATTTGAAAAGACCCACGATCAGCGTATCATCGAATTGCCGGTCGCTAATGTCAAAAGTGGGGATATTTTCCATTACTTCACTGACACTATTGCCCAAACCAAATTCCGTGGCACTCAAAGGAAAGTTTAATCGAGTTCTGGGAACATTAAGAAAATTATAAGTGCTTTCATTTTGAGAATCCACACTAAGAATCCGGCTAATTCCATCAAATTGAGTCGCAGGATTTAAGTTAGTATTGTCGATAATTCCCATGTAATAACCCTCAAATTTGCTGTTAATGCTGGTTTGGGCTTTGTTGACAACAATCATGCCTGCATTCGCCAGTTGCGTCAATTTGCTTGCACCCGAGCTGGTGAAACTAAATTGTGTAGGAACGTTTTTCCAATCTGTAAAAGCAGATCCATTCAGTATGCTTTGATATTCAATGCTATTTAGTTCAATTTGAGTGGGCTGTCCCAGAAAATATGTGTTGGCTCCGCTAAGACCTATTCCCCCGGTGGCAGCCACACCTTCATAGGCGCCATTATAACTGGTCACAGGATAAACCAAGGCAGAATATGAATCGGTAAATCCTACTCCACTGCCACTACCATAAGGCATACGAGTCACCAAGATTTCAGCTTGACTTTGAAAACATGTTTTTACTGTGTGATAAAAATAACGTTCAGCTGCGTTGGTTGGTTTACCATAAATTTGTTCAAATTCACTCAGACTTGTGGGTTGCAGAATTTCGTCAATTGGACCTTGTGGGGCAAATCCGGGTATTAAAATCGTTGTGGGAACATTAATTACCGGACGCAAAGAAAGGTCAATTTCATTAATTTCAACTCCGGGACTCTGAATTGTACGTTTTGGCATATAAATTATTTATATTTTTTAGGAATATTTTTTGGCTTTATTTATATCAATGTTGTTTGAAATTGAAAGAAACTAAAAGTAAAAGTACTCTCGGCTTCGCTGCTATCCCTGTAATTGTAATTAATTCCCCCCAGTTCAACAGGAATTGCTCCGGTATAATCAAATTTTATTTTGTTATTATTATATTCATCTAATCCATAAACTGTTATGATTGTGCTATAATCATTCAATTTAGGATCATTATTCGGAGATTTGACGTTGGGTATACCAATTTTGTCATCGTTAAGTGTTTTCAACCAAGTATATATGAACCAATAATTATTATATAAATTATCCACTGTAAAATTTACTGCCACATTTCCATAGCTGGGGCGGGTATAGCTCGTCACTTTCATGGTTTGACCTCCATATTTGGTTTCTACTTCAGGTATGCTAATGGTGGGAACTACTATACCATATACTGAAAATTGAAAACTTTCCATATTAACAATTGAGTTTCCCCGGGAATATTGATTTAAAATTGGCTTTAATGCATTAGGAGGCGTAACCACCATGATAAATTTGTCGCGACGTGTTTTATTGAGCATCGCCTGATTGTATAAATTACTCATGTTATTATTTAAAGAATTTTCCAACCTTGTTTTTCTAAATAGTCCATTTCAATATCTGCCTCATTCCGGTCTTTGGTAGAAAATATGACAGGCATGGATGGAAAATCCTCGCTTCCAAAAAACCTGAAATTTGATGAATCTGTCTTTTTAAACGGCACCAATGAACTGGGACGATTATTATTATCCCGACTGGTGACTTCATAATATTTTTCAACCAAATCATCGGTCAGGATAAGGAATGCCATAGCCATGCTCATGACACAATCATCATGAACATTTCCACCTTTTCTTGCACCCCATGTTCCGTTAGGATACCGGATAAAAGTTTTAAGTTCTTCCAGGGTTGTCAGATCCCGAAAAACCACGGATCTGAGTTCATTGATCCAATAACGCATGTTGATGACTGCATGATATTTGGTGTTAGTATTTGTGAACACTCCTGGTTTTTCAAAACTTTTGCCCTGAGCATAGCTGATCATGGGGTCATAGTTATAATTTTCAAAAAGACTGTCAGCCACTTGTGCTCCACAATTGTTTCGTTCCACTAGCAAGGGAGGGTTGCCCCATTGACTTAGTATTTCACTCAATTTTACGGTAAAATTATAAGGGGTAATGGTGTTGTCTCGAAAACAAGCAACCTGACGTATAGCACTAAGATCGGCTATGTCAAAAATTTGAATTACACTGCTGGCTTGGCCTACTCCTTCGGCAACATCCACACCGGCCACATATATTCCATTTTTTTCGGGCTGTTCCCATATCTTGTATTTTCCTTCATCAAAAATAAAAAGAGGATTGCAGCAGCTGCTTTTGTATTTCTCATAATCATCGGCGTTAAGCGCGGATTCTCCTTCCTGCAAAAAACAATTTCCAAACTCCTGGTCGAAAAGTTCCCGGCTACCCAAGCTTTTGATGGTGTCGTTTTTCCATTTTTCATCCCGACCCGGAACTTCATCCCAATCTACTCGTTCAGTTTTCCAATTATTTTTTCCTTCCAAACCGTCCGTATATAACTGATAAAAAAGATTTCCGGTTCCGTTTGGAGTACTAGCCACAAAAATTTTACTTTTCTTTGAGGAGGAGATGATGGGATATACCGCAGACCAGAATGTGTCTACCATGTTATTGTCAATGTGAGCTAACTCGTCAATGACCAACACATTAACCGAACTTCCTCGTCCTGCATCAGATGATGTGGTGCTAATACTGATGCGACTTCCGTTGGCAAGACCCATAGCAGTTTTACCGTATTCAGTAACACCGGGTTTCAAATAGTTGGGAAGATTTTCATAAGCAAGACGTACCCGGGCAAAAATTTCTTTTGCAGTTTCTTCTTTGTTTGCCACGAGCAGTATTCTTTGATCTTGATTAAAACATGCCAGCCAAAGACAATAAATTGTCATGACGGTAGTTTTTCCCGCTTGGCGGCTGGAAAGCAAACACACAAAACGATTGTCTCGCAGACTGCGCAAAATTCTTTTTTGATACGGGTGCAATTTGATTTTGATTCGACCCACATCCAGATTCACAATGTAAAAATAATTTTCAGCAAAGTGCAGAATGTTTTGTTTGCATTTGCCAATTTCTTTGATCATCTCGGCTGAATATTCAAATTCAGCTTGGGGAGTAGGAAGATTTGGATTGCCCAAATATCTATCATTTGGTTTCATTCTGTATAAATACTTAACAGCGTATGAGCCAAAACAATAAATATATAAAGAAATACGGTATGCCTAAAAGCAGAGTAAAAACACTGGAAGAGATTGGAGCAGTCTATCATAAGATGCTTCTGGAAACCCCTGTAAATCAAGGGGAAACAGTGATTGAAGAGAAAAAACAAAAGAAACTGTCCGACCCTAAAGCTAAATTTGGAACCAAACCAGGCAAGGGCGGCACTCCTGCTTTTGAATTGGTAAAAGATAAAAAACCTGTTTTAGAACCAAAACTCAAAGATTTTGCACATAAAGACAGTGGTCCGGATTTAAAGCAACTCAAAGAGCCAATTGATCCTAAAGTTAAAAAATTTAAAAAAGATAACTACTTCCAACCAGAACAACTTAGCAGTGCTAATGAAAGTGTTATCAACACAAAGAATGTGGAGCTTATTACAAACGAACTGAAAAAAGAAGACAAAAATGAAGCTTATGCTCGTCTTTGTGAATATAAAACCATATGGGGCAAAGATAATTTTGTTAATCTGCTTACAGTGGCAGCAGTTAACGGGCATACCGAAGCACTTGAAGAATTTTTCACTTTTGTAAATAAAAATACAAAAAATACAAAGGATAACAATAAATAAATTATATGAGTAACTTCGACAAACTATACGAAGCCGTGATGTCCGAGGACGACGTTGAACTTGGTATCACCGGTGATCAATCTGGCGCTGCTGAAGTCGCCCCAGCCGCCACCGGTGAAGAACCTGAGCTGACTCCCAAAGAGCATCTCTCCAAAGCAATTGAGCTTCTGCAAAAGCTGCAAAGCCTTGATCTTATCCCCGACAAAGACGGTGGTGAGGAAGATGCTGAAGCATATTCCGACGAAGATTACGAAGTAGCTTCTGATGAAGACGCCGAAGAAAAAGGTGAAGATGAGGATTCCGAAGATGAGGATTCCGAAGACGAGGATTCGGAAGAAATTGCCACTGAAGAAGTGGAAGCTGAAGATATCGGTCATGCTCTCGTCAACGCCAAAAAGGGTCAGGAACTGACGAAAGTTTCATCTGGCAGCAACAAAGTTGCCAGCACAGTCTCCAGTCTTGCCAAAGGTGGTAAGGGTGGTGATGCCAAGGTAACCGACAAGGTTGGTAATGACGGCGAAAAAGGTCATGCCCTTGTTGGTAGTGGTGTCAAAGGTGGAGCACCCACAAGCACAAAGGGCAAATCCAACGTCGTGTCCGGTGTGATCAAGGGTGGTGGAAAAGGCGATCAAGACTTTTTCCAGTCCAACTGATTAAAAAAATATATATTTTAAAACCCCCGTTGATGAAACGGGGGTTTTTTTTTAACTAAATAAATATATGGCGTTTGAATATCATAAACAGCTGAACGAAAAATTTTGGAAAAATGAAAAATTTGACAAAAATATTCGAAATAAACTTGTGGATATTGCGTTGGATTTTTATGGTAATTTAAAAACAAAAGCTCCCTTAGAAGATATTCAAATAACCGGAAGCATAACCAATTACAATTACACAAAAAACAGCGACATTGATTTGCACATTCGCATAGACTTTAAAAAAGCCAATCCGGATAAAAATCTTGTTTTTATGGCTTTTGATGGAGAAGCTTATAAATGGCGTTTAAAACATGACATAACAATAAAAAATTATCCCGTAGAACTTTTTGTGGAAGACACATCTATTCAACCCCATAAAACAAAAAGCATATACAGCATTTTAAAAAATAAATGGATGAAAAAACCCTCATTTAATCCTCCGAAAGTGGACGAACAAAATGTGAATAAAAAATATTCATTTTTTCGAAATGAAATAGATTTTTTGATAAAAGAAAAAAATAAAACTTATGATAAACAACAATTAAAAGCTATTTTGAGACGAGCAAAAAATCTTAAAAAAAAGTTGGCAGATGCCCGACGCGAATGCATAAAAAGCGAGGAAGGATTTGATTATTGTGTGGAAAATCTTGTGTTTAAAAAATTACGGGATGCGGGATATTTGGAAAAACTTAACGATCTTAAAGTGGAAACTTTTGATAAAATATTCATGGAACAAACATGGAACAGTGGTCTTCAAACCATGTTTATGAGTGATTTGATGGGTAAAACAAAGAAAACAAAACAACCCCGTCATCGCAAAGATTTCATACGAGATCCGGGTTTTAGAAAACATGTGCAAACTGTTCCGGACATGCATCAAAATAATGACGAATTTGCTGAAGTGGGAATTTTGAAAAAAAACAAAGGACGTAAAATATTAAGCAAACCCCGAGCCATGCAAATAGCAAGTTTTTATAATATAAACATAACAGATAAACCCACAAAACTCGGAAGATCTTCTGTAAGTATTAGAAAACAAGGAAACATTTACATACTGGAAAGCTGATGAGCATTGATCGTTACATAGGACCTGGATGCGTGTCGGTATATCCTTTTAACTATACCACCAGTGTTCTTCGTTTCACAGACAAGGATAATAATGAATGTGAGCGGGAAGTCATAGGAGATCAGATGCGGGAAATTATAGATCTTTATGGTCAAAAAGTGGCTTACTGGCAAAATCCTTACAGCACACTTAGCGCCGACAACATTTACGGGGAAGACCCGACCAGAAACTGGCCGCACCCCCAGTACATCATCATGGGAATAAAACTAGATGAAGATAATTTAACACTAAACAAATTTGGTTTTGATGCCCAAGATTATATGACTGCCATGGTTCACATCAGCAGTTTTTACTCAGTTTTTGGGTCCGGGCAAGAACCAAAAAGTGGGGATGTTCTTAAGTTAACAGAATATGGCAGTGATCGTCCCGGAGACAGGGATGGCAAGCTTTTTGAGGTCACGCAACGTTTGGACAGTGAAAATAGCAGCATTAACCCTTTGGCCGGACATTATGTGTGGCTTTTGAAGCTGAAACGGTTCGATTATAGTGAAGAAATCGATTTGCCAAATGAAAAAGGCAGCACACAGGTGTTGGACAATACCGGTTATGGAACCCTTTCCGCCACAATAAGCGGGGATCAACCTCGTGTGCCTCGCCCAGCAACTTTAGACGACAGTGCCAACAAAGTTGTTAAGCGTTTTGTGTTTGATTATTCAGGAACCAGCAACGATAATGTGTACGGAACTTATGATGTGCATAACGAATAACGATCATTAATTTCATCCTCTTCCTCTATCGTTTCATTCTGCTCAATTGTTCTTTTTCTTTTCAAAATATTCATGTTTGCAGATTTTGTATCAATTCCAAAATCATGCTGATTCACTTCGTCCATCATAGTTTCAAAACGGCTTTCCATGTATTTTTGCATGGCAATTGGCTGAATCCAAAAAGTATCCGACATGTTCACATTAATTTCTTCGCATTTTTTTTCTATTAAATCTATAGCTTCAATAAGACACATCCATCGGGCAAGCTCTGCCTTGGTCATTTCAACCCGGGCAGGACGGTTATTTAAATTCATTTGTATGGTAACTTTTCCATTTGGCTTTTTAGGATTATCGTGACTGAACAAAAGAACGGTTTCCTGAAGACAACGATATTCTTTCTTGCTCATGTTTAAGTTTGCAGGGCGACTTTCAAAAATCATGGGAACAGATATGGTTTGCGATACCTGTGAACGTACGGTTTGCCGGGAAACATAGTCATGAATGTTCCTCCATTCATCAACTGTCATTTCTACCCGGGCAAGTCGGGATTGAAGTTCCAGTTCAAGAACGATGGATTGATTGTTATTTGTTTTTTGGTTGGTTTTGATCGTGGATGTATTGCTGAACATAAGCCGATAAAATACAGAAAAGTAAAGGAACGTCAAGTTTTATCTTTAATTCGCTAAGAATGCTAAAAGCGGCCGAAACAGATTCGTAAATTTTATGAACCACAAAATTTTTACGGTCAATCCCTTCTGGTTTTTGTATGCTTAATTTTTTGTATTCCAAAAAAATTTCATCAAAAAAGTCCATAAGAATGCGTTCCGAATCATTCAAA